GCAGCTTCTACCGTCTCGGTAGTTACTGCCTCTGAAACGGTTTCTGCCGACATGGCTTCTCCTTCTGGTTGGGTTTTAGTTTCTTCACCTTCTGGATTTGCCAGCGGTGAAACTTTATCTTGATTATCTGCAGCTGCTACTTTTTCAACAACTGATCCTGGTATTGCGCCGTCTGTGACAAGGCTAACTTCAATTAACTTAGATGCATTGATTGCCATAACGCCCTCTTTGTTTTCCCATGAATCGACAGATACGCCGACTGAAAACATATCGCGTAATCCTGTAGATGCCTCAATCAGCGCATCATTACCAGCGTTTGTTGAAGCGATCTTAAATTCAGCTGTGATGCCTGATTCATCTTCTGACCAACTAAGTAGCTTCCCAATCGGTGCTGATCTTTGATGCTCTAAAAGTAATTTTATATTCTTGCCAAAAGTGATTGAGTTAGGCAAAAACTCTGTCATTCCTGCAGATGTATTGCCTGGGCTATTCCATGCAACAATACGACCAGCAATGATGCGGCTTTCTGAATCTGCCGCTGTTAATGTAACTGGAAATTCGATTTTCATTTAATTAGGTCTTCTTCCTCTTGTATCTGCTCCACACTCATTGCACCAATTGAGTTAAGGATCTGATATACCTGCGCACGCTCTAATGCTGAGCCGCGTAGGAATTCATCTAGGCTGTATCGTGCCTGTACTGTTGTAGAGCTTAGGAAATCTGGTTGGCTTAACCGTTGCTCTATCGGAATAAGGATATTTTTTAGAGAGAAGTCAATAAGTGCCTTGCGCTCGTTGATCGCGTTGCTATAAGTCAGACTTGTAACTTCCGCACCTGCCCAGTAACCGCTAACGCCCAAAGCTCTGCATAATTCCAAAGCGACATATTGGCGAGCTTCATTTAATTGTAATTTGGCAGGATCTATGCCAAGAATTTGCAAATCAACATCTGCATTTAAGAATGCTGTTGATCGAGATTTGCGAGCTGAGTTCCATGCTGTTAAAAGTTTTGCAATTCGCTCAGATGTAAGATTTGTACCATTTGACTTTAGCGCCATTTGTGGAACAGGCTCTTTTGCATACATCTCGGCTGCGCTTTCTAATGCAGCTGCAGCTTTAATTGTTTTACCTGCGCGAGATAGCACGCCTTCATCTAAACCGTAAAATACAATAACAGAGCCTACGCCCGAAAGTGGTGCCGCAATGTTATCTACCTGGTATCCAATGATTTCGGTTTGATTGTAGTTGTATTGCGGCAACACTCTTGTTGGATCTATTCTTGTCCAGTCTTGAATTCTGCCATCGGCATACATTGACATAACAAGTCCATAAGACACGCCGCGAAATAATAAATCTTCTGCTACGAATGCATAAGTGTAAGATCCTGGCACTCTTGGATCTGGTTGATTAAAAACGCGATTAGGCTCAACATGTGCGCCAGTAAATTTGTTGTAAGTTTCGATTGGCAGACTTGCCACAGTAGAACACAATAGGTTTCTAATTCTTGCAATTGTTGGCACAGCCATCGCTTCTGCTCTTGATGCTGTTGTGCCGTATGTTAAAGGATAGGCGCTCACGGTAAATGGTGAAAGCGCGGCAGATACATCCACAGATTCGCTTGGAGTCTTAGGAGCTGCTACAAAGAAATCTTTAAGTCCCATTGGCACATTGTGGCGTTTGAAACCTTGCGCCCTAAATACCAACCGCCATCTTTGAATGGCAGTTTTACAGCTGACAGCACTTGCTTGTTCATTTCTGGATTGTCATTATGGATCAACCGACCCGATATCACAGCCGAAAGCATCTCATCACAGCTTTGTCCGTACAGGGCTCCATCTATCGGGGTAACAGAAATACCGCCAGGGATTAAGCGCGTAGCAACCGCTCCAGCCGTCTGCCTAGAGTAAGCAACCGTTTCTGTGTGGAATTTCTTAACCCAATCTGCCACAGAGTTAGCCATTTGCTTATCATCAATGTTCACGGGATTGCTATAAGTTTCCAGTAATACAACTTTGAATTTGTCAGAGTTTTCAATTTGCTGGGCTGCTACTAAACAACCTGATCTTCTGTCTGGGCTTAGATCGATCGCCATCCAGGTTGTAGCTTCAACATCTAGCTTGATTTTCTTATCAGCTATTGCTTCCCATGCCGATGGATTGATTGCTGGGTTTTGGACATTAACCCACCTGCACAATACCTCGGTTTTAATGGTTGATTCATCATCATTTAAGATTGCTCGCAAATTGTCAGGATGTACGGTATAACCCAAAGACGGATTTGAGTATCTAACCGCATCCCAGAATTCTGGCGTGTCGCCAATCTCTACATCTGGAGCAGACCACTCAAACCAACCGATCGCATCATTGTTGCCAGCGATCGCTGCCTCAGCTCTAGCTCTCAAAGAGTTTAGAATTACAGAATGTTGGTCTCCAGCATTTGAATAACTTATCGCCATCGGATTCTTAGCACTCATCTGAGTAAAGCGCAAGGATGCCCAAATATCTAAATCCTGGTATTCGCGTGTCTCATCTAAGTGAATGCAATCAACAGATGCAATACCACGAGATGCTGAGTTGTTAGCTCTAACAAGGTATCGAGCGTTTTTAGTCTTGATTTCTTGCGATCCCTTTGTTTCATACTTTTTAATAAACTGTCCAGCAAGGGATGCATTAGCTTGGATGATGTCGTCAATCTTCCAAAAGATTTCTGAAGAGGTTGTTAGCTTGTGAGCTGTGTGTACCTGCATCTTCTCGCCCCAGAGATACATTCCAGCCAAGATGCGTAGCGCCATGAATGTAGATTTGCCTTGCTGCCTTGCCATGCAGATTCCGACCTCGCTGTGATACCAGCGCCCATCTTCACGCACTCGATGCATCTCGATTGCCAGGTATTTCTGCCAAGGGAGCAGTTTGAATGGCTCATTGGTTTCTGGATTGATGATTTGTTCAACGAAATCAATCATCTCTTGCCCTTTTGAAGGCAGATCAACGGGTTTTGACCTAATACGCGGTTCTGTCGCCCCTAGGTAAGCCACCTGAGGCGTTTTAAGCGTGTTTGAGCCTGATTTAGTCATATCTAGTCGGAGTCTATCTGATAGTGGCTTATCTCTTCGTTTTTAGGGGTAAAAGATGCAAGGGGGGTCATGGGTGTCATACCTCGATTAAAAAAGCCCCCCACCTTATTTCCAACGCGTGAGTAATTACATTTCTTGCAAGCTGCAACTAAGTTATCCATTGAATCTGTTCCGCCCTTGGATCTCTCGATCAGATGCTCACAAGTATCTGCATATTGCCCACAGTAATAGCAAGTATTCTGATCTCTCATTAATACCTGGGCTCTTAGCTTTCTCCATAGTGCTGTCGATCCTGTGGATCTAAGAGCTGATTGTCTAGGCATCTAGTGCCAACCTCTATCCTTAAAGTGTTGCCATGCCTTGCATGCTGATCCTTCATACCTATGCTCTAAGTATCTCATGTGAAGCTGTATCTGTTGCATAGGGTTCATGTCTTTAGCTATTGGATTCTTTATCTGTAGTAATCCATATACTTTATTAGTTCCATTGAGATTACCAATGGCTTTATGATTCCATGCTGATTCTTTACTGATTAGTAACTTAATGCATTTGGCTTCTGTCTTATTCATTGTGCCATTAATGTATTTTCTTGGGTTGTATTTGAAGCTATCTATTGAGCCCGTATTTGCATGTACCATAGGTGCAAATAGAGCTATCCCAATAGCGATGGCTACCGAGCGAGCTATCCGCGAGCGGCTCGCTCTGAGCCCTTGAAAGGCTCTAGCCCTGAGAGTACCATTGATGTCTATCATGTTTTAACTCCTTAAAGGTATAAGTGCTGGTCAGAGCCTTAATTCTTTGATCCTTGCCTTGGGCGTGTCGCTAGTCTTTTCCCCATCCTTTCCCTTTGAAATGTATTGGATTAGCTGCAAATGTCTTTACCATTGGTTCATTGCAATAGGTACATAAGACTGTAGGTTTGTCATACCAGCCATGATGTAGCTCATTGATTAATCCACATCGATTGCATTTGTAGTCGTAGGCTGGCATGTAAAGCATCTCCTAATCATATAAGTCCCACAGATTGTGCATCGGTCAATATCTGCATCTGTAGGCTCTTTGTCTAAGTGACCGTATTTAAGTAAGAGTAGTGGCATAAGATCCTCTAAACGGATGATCGCGGCATAGTCACGCGGATCCTCACCTTGCCCATTCAGTCGCAAAACCCCAAACCCCATCTCCCCAGAAACAGATGTTCGAGCTTTTAATTGTTTTAGATATGCCAATGGTTGAAAGCCAACCCTTGCTTTGACTTCACAATCAAATGGCACATTAACAATATCCTTGCCACTACCCCTTCCCACACATGCGCCTGTCCACCAAGTCGATAGGTACTCAGCTACGACACGCTCTGTGCGGAAACCTCTTGCTCTCCTTGAATTAGCCATTTACCGCATGACATTTGCGACATTGCCATTGACCCACAGAGACCAAACCATCCTTGATAACAATGTTAGCCATAATATTCCAAGCCTCTGTTGGCTCATTACATAATTGGCAATTGACTGTTTCAATTAATGGGATGTCATCTAAATCCGTCCATCCACCTTCACCATCTACATTATGCACTTCTACATATCCCATGTTATCCCCTTGCCTTTTGTTTGCCCCAAGATCCGTCTGGTTTAATCTCATACCAAATTACATCTTGATCCTTAGGGCATCTTGCCATTTCACCATTTACCGCACCTGAGCATTTGAAATGACCCCAAGGCTTACCAGTCTTTGTTACTCCTGTTTTCCATTCCATAGCACCATGTGGGCAATGTGGCGTATCTTTGTCTGTGCCTAGGATTTCTGCAACAGTATTTACAGCTTGATCCATCGTGCTAGGAGCTGGGACTTTCTTGATTGATTCCTCTTGCTCTCCAAATGGAGTAGTCCAATAATCCTTATGCCCTTCATCTACAGGCTCTTTAGCTTTATTGACTTCTATAACTTTCTTCATTTCTTCCCGGCTACTTTTATGTTTATCTACTCCGATATTTGCGTTACCACAAGCAATACCGATCGCCGAAGTAGCTCCATTTTCCAGCGCAAAATCCTTATTAACGCCCCTGTCTGATATGACTTCATTAGCCAACCCAGTCGCGAATGGATGTTGATCTGTGGTCTCTCTATAAATCGCTGCACGAACGATAAAGCGTTTATCAGACCATTCCAGTATCTCAGTTTCAATGCGACCATTTGGGTACCTTTTCCAAAACTCGATAATTCTTTCGCGTACGGTAGTGTATTCATCTAGGTTAAACATATAACTCATCCTCTTCTGTTTTAAGTTCACAAGCTAGAGCCAGATAGGCACAAGCATCTATGTAGGAATCAATGTGAGAGGGGCTCTCTTGGATTCTTGAGAGCTTGACCTCGACCATTGCAAGGCAAGCCTGGTAGTCCTCGATTGGGAAATCAAGTAAATTGGTAAGTCTCCTAGCGATCCGATCCTGGTTGATTTTCGGATGACCATAGATTCGACCACGATCTTGCATGACATCTGTTGCACTTTGTAATATCTCTTTAGCTTTCATTCTGCCCAAAATTCCTGGCGATTGACTGCCCTGCCTCGATGGTATCCCTCACGCAATCCGCGTTGATAGTTATTGTGTGCCACAGTCTCATAAATTAATGCAAGTGCAAATGGCACTACAATCAAGAATATAAAGAAAAACCATGTGTCGCTCATTTTGCTCCCATTTCTAATAGATCGGTTGAAATCATTGCTGGTTCAATATCGTTTATTACTGTGTAAATCTTGCCATTAGGATGAATCGATGGCGCAGCTGCAACATATCCTTTGTGCTTGATATCTATGCCAGCTTCTAATGAGCCCTTAAATGTCAAAGATGGGTTTGCCTGATAGTAGTAATGAAACCCATCACCAGTTGCGACTGTGTAAGTCTCACCAAACTCTTCTAGGATTTTTCCACCATTTCTAAAATCCACATCAAAAACCACAAGCCCAGATGTAATGCAAGCTATGCCGATGTTGGCTGTTGGATCTACATCAAACCAAAACTCGATTAGAGCTTCATCTGTGGTTGCGCCTAAGTAGGCATTCTTAATCAAGTCAAAATGGGGATCTTTTTTCTTGGCTTTTAATGGCATAACTGCCCAACCTCTTTGAGCATACTCAATAGCTGCTCTCTTTGTACCTATCGTTGTTTTCATCTTGCTCCCTTGTGCCAGCTCATTCGGTTGGCTACAGGATTAGTGAACCACAGATCTCAGACTATTTGGGTTGATTTTGATAACGAAATGGTAACGATTCTGCATCATCCACAGCATTATCTATTGTGCGCCTGAGTGGAAAAACATCCCTAATTAGATCATCCATACAATTTGCCATACACAGTAAATGATCCGTCTTTATTAATAGGCACAAGCATTGGGCTAACCCTGTTTCCATGGGTTTCTATGATCGCCACGCTCATCTGCCAATTAGCGGCTCCAGCCTTCAAATAAGAGGCTTTTGCCTTATCCATAACATTCCCTGCCTCTACGCCCCACAAAGTCCTGTATCGGGCTCCTAAGCCCTCTGTAAAGGCTGATATGCCTGCTCTGTGGGTATGTCCGCAAACTACTGATTTGCCGAATTTCTTGGCTAAACCTAAAGCTGTAAGTCCAGCATTGGAATTCATTGATCCTTCATCACCATGGACTAAAACCCATCCGTTATGGAATTCAAAGGGCTTCTTATGAAAGCGTATCCCCAAATCTGAGAAACCCATAAAACGGGAGTAGTCAAGCTCTGGTAATCCAATGAGGCTAGGAGCGCCTCTAACGAGAGTGTGGTATAGGCGATCTGTATGGTTGGATCTTGTAATATCGCTGGTGCGCAAGTCCCATAGGATGTTTTGAGCCAGAGTTCGATCGGCATCTAATCGCCCTTCAAATTCTAGGTGTGTCCCTTTTGCCCATTTTGATTGGGATTGCATATCAAGCTCATCGCCCGTATTTAATACTAAATCAAACTTCTCTTTATTAACTAACTTGATTAGATTCTTAACTGCTCTTTCATGATGGAATGGGATCTGTAAATCCGAAATCACTAGATAGCGTTTTTTAGTCATCTTCCTCATCTTCGTAATCGCCGAACCTTTCTGGATCGACTGGAGATGGCAAGATCCAAGCTGGATAAGACTGTGGCTCTGTAATCATAAACAGGGCAATAGACTCAGGGAATCCAGCTTTCTTTAAGGATTTGTAGAATTCATGCAACCCAATGCAGTAGGCATCAAGTGGGGAATAACCCTCATCTACTAGCTTGTTAGTTGCTTTTCTTGCCATGAGATAATTGTTACCTCTCTAAGATACGAATGATTGTTTCAACACGCGCTTCCAATGTATTTATTTGATCGCGCATAGAAGATCCACTATTTGGCTTTAGTTCGTTTAGGTAGTGCTTGACTAACCAGCGCACCGAGCCAATAAATGAACCAATAACGGTCGTAGCAGCAACAGCAAGAGCCGCCATGTCCTGCGCAGTCATTATCTTTTAGGTGTTGCATATCCAAATATGCCTGACAGTACTGACCA